CTAGCCATTGCGTTTTGCTCCGATCATCTGCAGTGCCATCGCTGCCACGTCATGACTTGCCGTTTTTGTTTCTCGCTGTCCACGCCACCACATGAGGCTTTCCGGTGTCACGTCCTTCGCTCCTAACGCTCCGGCCACCATTGCCCCGAATATCGCCAGCACTTCTTGCGTGCCGCGATGCCCGATAGGCTCCACGGCGTCCTTTGCCTGCCATTCCTGCCACTGCTGCGGCGTCATCTGATCCAACATGGCGTCAACGTCCAGCCAGCCCATAATCTCGGCCAGCCTAAACGCCGTCAGTCGTGCTGGATCGCGTTTCAGTTTTTTGCTGTGGCCTCAATGTCGGCTGCCGTAAAGCCGCTCAAACGCTGTGCCACGTTCACAATACGCTCAACCACGTCCGCCCGCTGTTGGCTGATGGCCTGCACGTCTTGCAGACTGAATAACGGCACCCCGTCATCATTTTTGCAACACGCCACCACCAGCCGTTCGCGGATCTCAGCAACACGCGCCGCCACCGGCCCGGATTTGCCCTGCATGGCCTGTTCGAATCGCGTCCGCTCGCCGGCAGTCATGCCCCACACCGGCACAACCACACCCTCACCAAACTCCGGCAATGCCACGTCCTCGCGTGGCATTTGCAGCGGTGTCCGGAATGCCTGCGGATCAATTATCGTCCTCGTCATCATCACCCTCCGTTTGCATTTCTTCCGGCAAATACAGTTTGTGATTTGCCCTCACAGCCGCGTCAATCTGTGCCTGCGTCATGCGGCAGGCTTCGCGACACTCATCGTCAACCGGCACCGCCTCACCATTTTGCACCAATGCGACACAGTTGGTTTCCGGGTGTGCCGACTGGTCAATCTCAGTGCCTGCAGGAATAAACCGCCGACTGTCTGACTCGACAATCAGCGGGCTTTCCCAGCAGTCCACCACGCCCAGTTCTCGCGTTGTTCTGCACTTCACGTCGTCACCTCATCAGGTAGGCAATACAGGGCAGCCGTCGCACTTCAATGTGATGCTGCCGCGCAGACCATCGGAAGCATCGCCTGTGATGTCCACGCCAATCCCGGAGGACACAAACGTCAGTTCCGTGCTCGCGGTGTTGGCGAAAATAACCTTCCAGTTCACGTCGTTCGGCAGTCCGTTCGTGGTCATGTGCGCAGCGGTCGCCAGTGCCATGATGTTTTTGTGCCCGGTCAATGCCGGATCATACAGCAGATCAAACGTGACGCTTCCGCCTTCGACGTATCCGGTCGGGTCATACTCAACGCCCGCCGTGCCGTCCAGTGTGCGGCTGTCGTAGGTCTCTGTTTCAATGCCTGAGATGTTGAACCCAGTGACCTGCGCCACCGCCGTGTAGGTGGTGCCGCTTGCCTGCTGAATGACCGTGCCTTTGACTTTTAACTTTGCCATGTCGGCAGCTCCTTATTAGGGGTTGAAAATGATGTCATAGTCAAGAGTAATGGCGAACACGCCGTTATCGCTGCCGTCTGTGGCTGGCTCGTAATCGTGAGACTCGCTGTTGAAGATTGACGCCCCAACCGTGTAGCTTCCTGCCGCGCCGCTGTAGTCCGTCAACCGTGCTTTGACCGCGTTTGCCAGTGACTCGGTTTCCGGAAACGTCCGGCCCTTGCAATCGATGTCAATGACGATGCTCCTGAGTGTGCTTGTGGTGTTGTCCAGGCTCAAAAACTCTTCGCTGTTCAACTGCGTCAGGATCAGATACGGCAACGCTGCTTTTTGCGGTGCCTTGTTGATGTAACAACGCGTGCCGATCAGCGTGCTGATGGCTGCCGTGTTTATCATTAGATTCAGAATTCCTGTGATCATTTGTTTTTATTTGCCTCAACGGCCATTTCTTTTGACATGTGGACACGAATGATGTTGCGAATTCCAGCCCCGTTTGATGCCAGCGTGACCATGATCGGCTTGCCCATTTTCGGCATACGCCCACGGTTTGCCATTGGCTTTCCGGTCGGCACTGAATAGCGCGTTATTTTAGTTCCTCCAAGCAATGTCTTCGCCCTTCGCCGTCGCGTCTTCGTGCCCGTTGTTCGCATGGCCGTTCCGAGAAACCACCAATGCACATTTGCCTTATCGATCCCAACGCCCGGCCTTCGTTCATCTTTTCGTCGCTGCTGTGATGTTGCAATCTTTTCCCGCAGTTGACCAGCCCGCACCTTCTGTTTTTCTGTCAGCTTTTTGCCTCGGCCTGTGATGTTCTTACGCAACAAATTCGGCCCAACACCACCACCGACTTTGACGCTCCGTTGTCCTGAGTTGTATTTGCGTTTGACGTGCCGCCAGGCAATCGCTTTTCGAACGCCCTTATATTTCCCCGGTATTTCGCTTTTGACTTTCTTTTTGCCAAACTTTCCAACCTCGGCCAGTGCTTTTGTCGCTGCCTTGCCCTCGATTGTTGTCAACATACGGTTCACTGCACGCTGAACGCTTGCAATCTCCACCTTCGCAACAATAACCTCGCCCAGCCCACTCAGCCCCGCCGATCGCATTGCACCAAACATCAGGTGGTCCGCCTTCGTGTCTGAATCTCAATGCTGTTGTTGGCCAAATCCACGTTTATCACACTCAGAATCTCGTACACCTTGCCATCAGACACAATTCGCATGTCTGGCGTCGCCTTTTCCAGCGTAGGCGACCACGGACAGTTGAACACGAAATCCACATCGGACTGCACCTGACTGACGCGCCAGAACTCACGCCCGCCACGGCTGCGGACTTCCGCCCATGCCGTTGTGTAGGTTGTCCAGTTCGCATCTGTGTTGCCGTCAATATGTCCAGCCGCGTCAGCAGTGCCCGCCAGCCGTTGAACCGTGATGCGTATGGTGTGCCGTCTGTGGCTGCCTGTGGTCTTGCACTTCATGCGAACACCTTGTGGTAGGCTGTCCATTGCAGTGATGCAATCAGCCGCTTGTATGTGTCCGTGTTGTGTTCGCAGCCATCCCAAACGGCCCGACAGTATTCCACGATTGCCAGCTTTGCCGCTCGTGGTACGCTTGCCGCTGTGCTGCCGTAGCCTGCCACCATCGTGACCTCGACCCGATTCGGCCTGTATAGGCTCGTGTTCGGCCACTGCTTTGACTGCTTCAATTGGATTGCTGGTGGTGTGCTCGTGAGATTGCTGTAGTAGTCCGCCGCCGGATACGTCTGCAGAACGTCGTCCCTGTCGTAGTATTTCACGTGAGTAATACTCTGAATCGGTGCCAGCCGGATTTCCAGAGACCCAAGCAGGCTCGTGAAATCGTCCTGATACATGACCACGGTTTGCGTGATCAGTTTTCTGTATGTGTCCGCCTCCACCTGCAGACGGCCCGCAATCACCAGATCGGAAATCTCGCTGTCAAAATCACAGCCCGACACTCTCAGCCGCGTTTTGACTTCTTCCAGTGTGATCGGTTCAACGGCGGGACCGCTTGAAACGCTGTAGGTGTTGGCGTGCATGTTTCCACCGTCTCCTGCTGAATCTCAGACCACCGTGCAATCCCACGCCGCACCAACTCTGTCGCCTGTCCTTTGCCGATATCCGGCATGGCTCGCCCGGCAGGAAATCCCTGCCACATTCTCAAAAGCACAATCATAGCCCGTTCGCCTTTCTCCACTCATGCACATAAACGTGCTGCGGTTGCAGGTTCGCGTCAAACATGGCCACCGTTTCCTCCAAGTGTCCGATGCTGCAAGATGGTGCTACGTGGATATTGTGCCCTGCAGCCCGCCAGACATGCCAAAAGAAGATATCGTCATCCAGCCTGTCATCGTCCCAGTCACCGCCTTTGCCAGGCTCTGAACGAAACCACGGCTTCGGCAGCGTCTTCAGTCTGTCCACCCGAAACAGCGTCAGCCCAAAATGGGCTGTTGTGACTCGAAACGGCTTCCCGTCAATCGCCAGTGAATCGCCTTCCTGATGGTTTCCAGTCGTCAACAGCGGAAACTTCGCACCTCGCCGGCATTGCAGTGCTGCCAGTGCGTCAATCTCCGGATGTTGTGCAAATACGTCCATCAGGTGCCGCACATGCTCCGCAGTAAACAGGCTGTCGCTGTCAATGCTCAGAATCCAGTCCAGGTCCTTATCAACCGCATCCTGAAACATCCGCTGCATACACTGGCCCCAAAACACGCCCTGCGAACAGTGCAGGTCAATGCGTAGGGCTTTCAACGCACCATCAATGATGTTTCGGGCTGCCACAGCCTCATATCGTGGATGCGTGCAATAGGCTCCTACCTTAACCGTCGCCGTCCGCCGTTGTGGTGCTGGGGCTGCTGCCATTGGCTTTCGTGCCAGTCGATTTAGGCTCACGAAATGGCTGGACGTATCATTGTCCGTGCTGTGCCATTCTGTGATACCCTCGAATCCTACATGCTCCAGCAGTGCCTCCAGCCGCTCCACGTCGTACGCGCTGCGATGGATGTCGTGTTCGTCCGCTTGTCCTCCCATCAAATAGAACAGGTGTTTTCCATCATCAGCCGCCAGGCATTTCCGCACGTCCGGGACTGCCACCCTAATGACACCACCGGGCTGCAGCACTCGGAACCAATCCCGCAATGCCTCACTTGCCTGGCGGAACGTCAGATGCTCCAGAACATGTGACGCCCTGACTTCCTCCACCGTGCCATCAGCAAACGGCAGCGGGTAGCATGGCTGGCCCGCTTTGATGTCCCGATTGTCATAGCCCGGCAGTTCATTTTTGCCGCATC